CACCTGATCCTGTGCCAGACGTTTCAACAACAACGTAATGGTTTAAATTTGCCCCAGCTGGTGCGGGCAAAGCAGACCCTGCACTAAAACCTGCCGATGATCCAGCAGTCGTAACGCTGCTAACTAAGTTGGTATTTGCGTTATACGTTCCAGCATTAACAAGGTTACCGGACAGAACCGTAATCGGGATAAAAGCTGACCCTGTATAAACGTACAAATCAAGGCTGGTCTCATCCCAGAACAGCTGGCCTTTAAAATCACCATCCGGGAAGATAGTTACGTTATCGCTGCCTAAAGCACCGCCAAATTTAACTGTAGATTCATTGGCTAGCTTTTCTGCAGTAATTGAATCGTTGGCTATCAAAGAAGTGTTGATAGTTCCAGAAGTTAGCTTTGCGGCAGAGTGATCAGGAATGTCAGCTGCATCTAAAGTGTCTCCCGCAGAAACAACGCCTTTCGCGGTAACTGTAACTTTGGTATATGTTCCACTGGTTACAGTATTGTTGATTGATAAATTACCGCTTGCATCAACAGCAAGACCTTCATTGGTAGGGACACTTACAGCGCCTTTTGCTGAATTTGTTGCGGTCGGAAGGTCTGACGATGTAATTGCACTGCCGCCAGTAATCAAACCATTGGCATTGTAAGTAACAAGATGCTTGACGCTACTTGGAGTGACACTGTTGTCAATCTGAATCGTGTCGGTGCTTAAAGCGAGTCCACCACCATTAACGATGACGCCACCCTTTGATGTAGTGGTTGGTGTAGGTAAGTCGCCGCCATCAATCGTGCGGTAACCAACCGTTCCACCAGATCCAACCGGTCCGGCAAGAAACTGTGCTGCAGAAGCAGTGTTATCTATTGAAGCTGTAATTGTCGCCGTACCACTACTTACTGTGGTAGTGATATTGACGATGCCTGCTGTCGTGTCAGTAAAAGCATTAACAGAGGCAGGTGCTTTAGTATTTAACCATGCAGTACCGCTCCAAACATATAGGGAATTATCATCGGTGTCTAGGGCTAACTGTCCTATAAAACCACCAGAAGTGGGTAACGTAGATGCAAGAGCTACAATTACATTATCTGCAATCTTTGCTGAAGTGATTGCATCAGCTGCAATCTTGACTGTTGTTACGCCTGAGTCAGCCAGTGCTGCTGTGGCGATACTGCCAGAATCAAATAAAATTTTTGCGCCAGGGATCGTATTGTCGTTGATTAGCGTGACCCCATTGGCAATCAAATCGCCAACCGTAAGCTTTGAAGTCTGTGAAGCCGATGAATCAACAACAGCCAATTGGTCAGCTGACGCCAAGTCTGAACCGCTTAGCGCAGGCAGTTGGCTAATTTTTAGATCAGACATGGGCGTTTAGCCTCCAGGGCTACAGTCCAGAGCTTTCAGTCAACAGCTTAGCTGAGCTGTCCTGATCCAAAAGTATCTCATCACTATCTTCCTGTAAAACCTTGGGCGGATCGGTCTCAAACTGGGCTTTTAGCTCAATCGGCCCCGTAGTGACAAAATCCGCTGTAATTTGAACCGCTTCATCAGCAACAAACTGAATCGCGCAAGACGTTAGAACACCCTCGACTTCATGCCAGATGGAGTCGTTAGTTGCAAAAGGGTTATTGCCGGCAGTTTGACCGGCTGTTTTGATGTAAAACTGCCCGATAAACCGACTGCCGACCTTGGTACGCAACAGCAGTTGCAGCAAATACTGAGGCAGTTCTTTTTCGGTATCGCCTGTGTACTCCCAAAAACACGTAACTTGTCCAGACCCAGACATTAAGCTGCTTATCTGCGAACGAAAACTATCGGACAAAGATGTTGTATCTACTGTTTCGCGCTGAGTATTTAACTCATAACTTCTTACCTGCGATAAAATCCTAAACTCCGCAGATTGTATAATTATTTTGATCTGTATTGACGCACTAGGTTTTGCAAGTGCTGTGGCATTTGCTATTTTGCCGTTTACTGCATCAGCAAAAGAATCGTAAAGACGTATTCCATTTAAATCGTCAACGTTGATAAATTTTCGTACCGCTCTTGCTGAGTAACCGCTGATAAAAGACAGTGCTGCATTGGCTTTGTTGCTAATTCTGACTTCATCGCCTGTCAAGAGTTGACCAGGCTCAAAGTCAAAACTAAAACGCTTTCTGTCTGTATTTACGTCACTAGGAACTACCGTTCCATCGATCTGGGAATCGTTGAACTGACGCTTCAGCTCAACATTGCCGAACGTTCCAAGGTAAATACTCATCAGATGTTAACCGCAACCGGAGCGCCTTGGCATTGGAATTGAATATCTGCTGCCACAATGTCTCCAACAGACATTGATAAAGATATGTTAGTAATGAAAACTCTCATATCAATAAATTTGCCAGAAGTTGTTCCATCATTTACGTGCAAACGTAATCTAAAATTTTTCAAATTTGAATCGGCGTCATTTTGATCCAATGAAGCACCACTTCCAAAACCTGAATCAGCGCTACGTGGCTTAAAAACTTTATTTAAAAAAGTGCTTGCGCTATCATTTGCGTTAGGCGTACCTAAAACTTCTTGATAATACAAAATACGGCAACTGCCTGTCGTTGATCTTCCTATAGGCACAAAAGTATCGTCTGTATCACCTAAAGTTTTATTGCTAATTAAAGAGACTGATGAACTCACGCTCCAGTTTTGGACCTTTGCGATCTCAGTGCCAGGGGCGCTGTTGTCAGTTGTGTCATTTAAAAACAACTTGCCGGTAGCGCCGGTGAAAACAGCCATCAGAGCACCCCAATCAGATTCACTGTAACAGTGCTACGCCCAGAAGCTACCTGTGCCACTTGCGGAGGGCCTTCGTAGCGATAGTCATTGCCCTGAGTTTGAGCGCCTAAAGCGTCTTTATTGCCTTCCCATCCGCCGCGAGTTGGATTTATCCCATTGACGCTTGGTAGAGCAAAAGTCTGGAACGTGCCTTGAACCGTGTCGTAATGATCTAAAAACTGCTCAGCGTCTGCGTCAAGGATGTTTGCGTAAGTAAGGGACAGCTTCATATTGGTGCGTTTATCGCCATACAAAATTCTGTGTTCAGCACCGTTCTGAGCTTTGTAAGTCTTGACCGGATAGTCACCTGACTCAAAAGTACGAGCGCTTGGTACTAAGTCGCCGCCGTTTGCTTTGGTTATTGGAAAAGTCATGATTCAATACTAAAGCCTGAAGTGCCGTCAACGAACGCAGCAATCTTGCTGGTGCCGTCATTATTGCAAGGATGCTCAGACGCGACAATATCGACAATACCGTCTTGAGAAAAAGTCAACTGTTCAACAATGTAGATGTTTTCAGACACAGTGGTGTCTTCAACTGTAAATACAATGTTGTGGAAAGTGGAGTCTTCTACTTTTCCGTTGCTTACTTGCATTCGTTTAGTATCAATATCATCACTACCTACCTTGAAAAAAGTTACGAGGTAAGAGCCGTCTGGCATGTCAACAACGCTAGTAACGACGCCTGAGCTATTAACAGTTCCAGTATTGGCTGCATTGTACGGGCTGGCTTCAGTTATTACTTTGATAAAAGATCCCGCTCCAATGCTTAGCCCTTCAGCTGTTGTCGAAAAACTAATCGTATGCGTAACGTAAGCTCTAAGCGCCAGGAAATACTTAGCAACTTGTATAGCATGATGTTTTGAAGTGCAGAATTGAGTTAAATCAAATTGCTCTTCGGGAAGAAGATCAACTCCAGGAGAGGTAAAATCATCAGTGTCATCAGCGCCCTTAACAATAACAACTTGCTCTTCCGGTAATCTATTTTTACGCTCTTGCCTGTAACGTACAACTGCTCTAAAGGCTCTACGCTCCTCCGCTCCAAGGTATTCCAGCTTGTACGAATCCTCAAGAATATTGCCACCAGTAAAAATCTGCTTAGGTTTAATAGCGCCAGTATCAATTTCCCCTCCTTTTGAAACTGGAATGGCAGGTTTTACAGAAAACTTACCGTCAGAAATAATAAAGTTGCATAGAAAATACGGTGCAAGTTCACTAATAAACTGACGCAAGTTAGTCCGTTCTACAATAGGACCATTAAAAAACAATTTTTGGTGTTCAAGAAATTTAGACGTATTTATTAAATCTTGTTTGTCTACCAAGTAATCGTTGCGTTTCTCGTCTACACCAAGCAACCCGCCTGCACCGGCTCTTTGATCTGTAAGTAGAAAATAAACCAGGTCGGTAAACAAGTTGCTTGGTCCGACAGTATTTACATCTCCGTAAGCTCTTCTTGGAGAAGGGTGCAAACGTTCCACCGGCAACCCTTCTCCTAACCAGCAACGCATTTGATCAAGAGCCGTAAAGTTGCGGCTTGCTTTCAGCGACAAACCAGCAATAGTAAGATTGGACATTTCGGCTTTGCTATCATTTATTTGGGCCTCGTTTATGTAAACAATTTCATGCTCTGGTTCTGTGCTATTTGATTTGTCAACAAAACTTCGGTAAAAACTAATATCTGAAATTTGAGTTTGCTCGGCAAAAAACAGTTCAGCTTCGACAACCGGCGGCACAGTGCTTTCGTAACTAACATCTGTAATTTTGTAAGTCGCCCCAACGTGGCTATAGCCGGTTTTAAAAGGATTATCTGCACTTACAGCTCTTCTAGAGCTAAAGGTGTCGCCTACGTTCCAGGTCTTTGATGTTGAGTTGTTTTGAACAATTTCAGTAACTTTTGGCACCAACCAACCAAATGTATTTCCAACTGTTGTGCCTGCTCTTTCAACGTCAGGAAATTCTATAACCGAAGAAGTTAGTTTTACTCTGATGCTCTTATCGCCCTGAGTAAAAGTTCTTGTAATCGTCTTGCTTTCGTCTGGGAGACCTACCGCACCGAAGCCAACTTCATACATCCAAGCTTGAAATCTTGCGCCTAAAGTTACGTCTTTTGTAACTCCATTAATTTTTAAGCGCATTCCCGAAAAACGCAAAGTTCCATCAGGATGGTTTGCGGCAAAGGGGTTGTAAGCCTCAGAATTAGGGTTAGTGGAGTAATCAGCTTGCCCGCTGACAACATTTGTTGCTTCGCTGCCTCTTTTGACTTCAATTTTTTGTCCATCGCTAAAGCCTCCACCGCTGCCAATAACATGAACCCTGATAAAGCTCCAGCCAGTAGACAGTCCACTATAAGCTGCAGCACCAGCTTTTTTCTCAAGTTTCCATTCCAAATGCAACCAATTTGCGTGGTTCCCTCCAATGTATTCTACGCTTTTAAACAATAATTTAGTCCCAACTGGCACCGGGTAGTTATCAGCGTTACCTGCAATTTCATAGAAAAAAGCCGCTAGTTTTCCAATTGTAATTCCAGGATTACCAAGGTTTGCTTCTTTTTTAAGTTGACTGCCTATTTCTGCAATCGTACCAACCTCAGGCTCAGGAGTAGCAGTTACGAAAGCAGCAGCTGTTGGGTACGAAAGCGTTTCTTCTCCAGAAACTGTTCGCCCCCCTCTTGTAAATTCTTTATTTATTTTAAAGCCGGTTTTTCCAATAACTTTATCTCCATTAACTTGAATTTTAATTTTGTTAATACCGGGAAGTTGCTCGTCAAACTCAATAAAATTACCAGCTCCGTTTTCATTTAAATCTGTAGAAATAGATTGAAATAACCGTATAAATACAGGGTCTTCGCTGTCTGCAAGTTTTGAAAATTCTGAGCCAGAAAAAGGTACAAACTTGTACTCAAGCTCACGCGGTTCATCAGTGGTAAATTTAATCGAGTTGTACTGAGCTATGGGTGTTTGGCCTCGCACCACAAACAATTGTGGTAGCGGGTTAAACTCAGATGTATCGCTACTTGCGTCTCTTATAAAAATTCTAAATATAGATGAACGCATAATAGTTGCAGAAATTGTTCCACTATTTGTCTGTATTTCATCTTCCTCTGCGTCTCCTAGCTCTTCCGGCGTAGGCAGACTTTGAAAATTGCACAACCCGTTTAAACGCTGAAAAACAATGCTTTTAAGTCCAATTTCTGTCGATATTGCGGGTCGGTTATTTTTAATAGTTGCAACTTCTACTTTAGTAATGGGGTAAAAAGCTTCCCCCACTCCCCTGCTGGTGTCCCCAACACCGCTATCTCCTATAAATTCAGTGCTTGGATCTACAACTAGCGGCTCACTTACAATCCCAATCTTTCTGCTTCTAGAAATAGAGTTGTCCACGCATTCTAAACAAATTTCTTGACTACGAATTTTGCCCTCAAGGGGATCAAACATCTGCAACTTTCTTGAAACTACCTTCCACAGAGATCCTCCAATTTCAAAATGCTCGCCGGTCTGCATAGCAGAGTCTGCTTCCAGCTGGAACGACTCGACGCTAGAATTAATGTCGTCAACAGATGCTCCTTTCCCACCTTTAATGTAAAACTTTTTACGAATAGAAGTATTTTTAATAACAAAAAAGACTCTATCGCCGATTTCAACATTGTCAAAAGTTTTTCTAAAATTACCATCAGGCACAATATCAGCCTCAGCCTTCGTGGATCTTTTGTATTTGACTAAGCCCATTCTTGGGCTATAGTTTCTTCCAGCTCCTGCATGATCTCCTTTCCTACGAATTTCATTTAAACGATCCGTACTAGCATTCCCAGGATCAAGATTTTCTTGCTGCAAAGTTAAATTGTTATCGCCTGACTTAACTCCAGAATCTCCAACAATTTTAATTCGTTCCAGTGTTCTTATTGCCCTTGCTTTCTTGTCAGGACCTTTAGGGATAGAAATTAGTTGATAGTTGACTCGATAGCTTGTTCCGTTAGCAATAGCGCCATAGACTCCGAAAGTAGCGTTGTTAGAGGGTGTGTAAGCATGGCAAAAAATTTCTGAAGCTTCTTTATCTGTATTGGACACAGGAAAAACAAAAGCATCACTATTGTCATTCGGAACGTCTGGATCTCCTCCATGAACTTTTCCTCTAGTGCCATAAACCTTGTTAGTTCCACGAATACGGAATTGTTCGCTGCTGTCTGCACGCCAGTAAAACGCAAATAAATCCTTGAATACTGCATCAAGTGCATTGTTTCCAAGAAAAATACCTTTAAGGTCAGGTGGTTGAATACCTGTATTGCCGACACCTTGCTCACCAACAACAAACATAAGCTTGGCGCGTTGCATCGTTCCATGGCTAAACATGCGCGACCAAATTAATTTTGGTGTTATTAGCATTCCGCCAACATCGTCCTTATAGAGGCCAAAAATTAATGGTATTGGGGACGCATAGTCTGCTAACTCTGCAAGCGTTTCAAACCCGCGTGAAGGCGTAAAACGATTGGCCCCTGTAATGCTGCCGAGATCAGTAACACCGCCTTGAGCGCGTGGCATCTTTGGCTTTGGTGTTAGCAGATATGCAACACCGGTCAACACAAGGCTGATTGCTAGATTAATTAGAATTATTGTTCCTGGATCTCCTGCCTGAACGTTAGGAATATGGTCATACGCCGCTGGTCTTACCGCTCCACGCCTTTTTACCTCAGCCGTAAATGCTCGATACTCTTTCTCAGTTATCCCGATCGTTGCAATTAGCTGTCTTTCGTACGGAAGCAGTGGTACGTCGTAAACGCTTGCACCAATGACCACTGCACCTTCTGCGTCATAGGACCGATATACAGAATCC